CGCCGAGCTACAACAAGCAGGTCTTGCCCGCGACGATGGCGACCGCGCGCGAGGCGTACAACACGATCCTAGTGCGCGCTGCGATGCCGCAGGAGCAGCAGTTCCCGCGCACGATGCCCGCCGGCGCTGGTAACAAGCCGTGGACGTGGCAGGGCGACCCGTTCCTTCCGCATCCCGTCGATCCGCTCCTCGCGGGCAACGACGCCCCGATCGACTACGAATGAGGACCCGACATGCCGACGATTAACCAGCTCGCTTCACTGAACCAGCTCTCGGGGTCCGATCAAATCCCCGTGTACTCCGCAAGCAACGGCGACGCGCGCAAGGCGTCGATCTCGACGCTGCTCACGTACATCGAGCAGGCGTGGATGTCCCCGGCCTTTGAGCGCGTCACCGCGTCGCCGACGCTCTCGGGCTTCACGCTCACGCTGCCGACCGGCGCGAACTCGCTCTTCGTGCTGCTGACGCCGACGGGCACGATGGCCACGGGCACGATCGTCCTTCCGCCCGCGGCGAGCGCGGCAGACGGTCAAGAGATCGTGCTCTTCACCTCGCAGGAGGTTACCGCGCTCACGTTCACGCTCAACGGCGCGACGGCGGTGGGCGGCGCCCCAACGGGCATCCAGGCCGGCGCGTCGTTGACGCTGCGCTACGACGTTCTCTCCGTCGCTTGGTACACGACCGAGAAGCCTACCAGCGTCGGATCGGGCACGGTGGACTTCCTCCCGAAGTGGACGGCGCCAACGACGCTCGCCAACTCGATCGTGCGCGACAACGGCACCGAGGTCTCGATCGGCGGCAACATCCTCCCCGGGCTGAAGCTTGCGGTGTACGGCAACCAGTTCAATTTCCAGTCTGACGCAGACACGGCGATGTCCGTCTGCAACGCGGCGAGCACGGCGCCCCGCACAGCGCTCTTCGAGGCGTCAAACTACACCGACGGCACGACGGGCACCGCGGGCTTCCGCTCCAACATCGCGCGCGGAACGCTGCTCCTCCCCGCGGCGGTCCTCTCCGGCGACGACCTCGGCGCCTTCATCTCGCGCGCACACGACGGCACGGGCTTCTTCGAGGCCGGGCGCATCCAGTTCGACGCGCAATCAAACTGGGCGGCGGGTCGCTCGAGCTCGCTGACGTTCTCGACGTGCGCAAGCGGCATCGTTGGCGATCGCCTCTACATCTCGCCGACGGGCAACGTGCAGCTTGCAACGAACGGCACGAGCTTCATCGCCAGCGGCACGGGGCAGGGAATCAAGCTCCCGGCGACGCCTGGCAACCCTGACCCGAACACGCTCGACGCTTACGACGAGGGCACCTTCACGCCGGTCTACAACGGCGCGGGCGTGGCCGGCACCGTTACGTTCTCGGGGCGCTACCAGCGGACCGGAAACGTCATCTCGCTCGAAATTGGCATCACGACCGCAGCGGCCTCGACGCTCACCTTCACCTCGGCGACCGATTATTTCGACAACTTCCCGGCTGCGGTAACTCCTTCGGTTGACACCGTTACAGGCTCCCCGGTCGGTGATAGCTGGTTCCTCGTCGCCGCGCGGGTCGGTGCGCTCTTCCGCGCGCTCTTCCAGAAGGCAACGTCTCCAGCGTTTACCGTCGCTGCGAACTCGTCCGTTCGCTACTCGTTCACCTACATGATCTGAGGCCAAACCCATGAGCTACTACACCCAGCCATTCGCGCCCGACTACGGTAAGGGCGTCCTCGTTGCTCCTGGCGTTGCGAGCGCCGTGCAGGCGTTCCCGAACAACTCTTCGGCGGTCGAGATCACCAACCTCTCGGCGGTGCGTTGCTCGATTCGCTTCGGCGAGACGAACGCCGTCGTGGCTTCGCTCAACGCGGATTACACGATCCTCCCCGGCCAAACAAAAACCATCACGAAGCAGCGCGGCTACCAGTTTTTCGCGCACATCGCGGCTGCCGCTGGCGGGTCGCTTCAAGTCATCCCCGGCGAGGGCTTCTGATATGGCGCTTAAAGCAGTATCCGCCCCGCTCGGCTCTCCCGTCGGCGGCTCCGGCACCCCCGGCACGATCCCGGTGTGGAGTGGCTCGGGGACGACGCTCGGTGACTCTCCGCTGACCGTAAGCGGCTCCAACGTGACTGGCGCGGGGGCCATCCGCGCCACTGGCACGTCGGCAGCCGCTCCCGCGTTCACGGGCAGCGACACGGACACGGGCATTTACTTCCCGGCGGCGAACCAAATGCGGTTCGCGACGGCTGGATCGTTTGTAGCCGCGTTTGATTCGACCGGTAACTTTGGCATTGGTGAAACGTCGCCAAGCACCTACGGCAAGCTCGCGATCACGGTAGGAACCACGACCCTCGCGCTGAACGCTGACGCAACGCGCGCGGATGTTCAGAGCTACAACAAGCCGCTCGCAATCAACAGACTCGGCAACAACACGCTGATGAACGAAGGCGGCGGCAACGTCGGCATCGGCACGGCGAGTCCGGACAGCCGCCTTCACGCGCTGCTCGGCACGGTCTCCGTTCCCATTGCGGCGCTGCGTATCGGATTCAACGGCACGTCGAACAACTTCATCGACGCCGACACGCAGACGTTTCGAAACGCAGCAACAACTGCGACGTATGGGCAGTTTACATCGACGGCGCTCAACATCTCCAACGTCTCCGGCTACGGCCTCAGGCTCCCCGCGACGCCGGGCAACGCGGACACGCAGACGTTGGATTGCTACCAGGAAAACCCGCTGGCAAGCACGGCTGGCAACGGATGGACGCCGACGCTGAGTGCAGCCGCAACGTGGGGCGGAACACAACCGACCGTGGATTATGCGCGATATATCCGCATCGGGAGTCTCGTCTTTTGCGAGGTTCGATTGAGCGGCGCGGCAATCAGCGCAACATACGGCAGCACCACGATCAGCCAGCCGCCAGTGACGATGAACGCATTCGCATACGAGTCCGCCGTGTCCGTTTCGACTGGCGTAGGCTCCGGCGTTGGCGTTTGCACGTCTACGAGCGTTCTTCTCCCAACGCTCGGCGCGACAGCGGTCATGCGCCTTTCCTGGTTCTACTTTACCACCTCCTGAGGATTCCCCATGTTCGCAACCATCGAACCCGTAACCGTCTTTCCGTCCACGGCCACCGTGCTGTGGATCAACAACGTCAACGTGCAGCCGGGCGCCTCGGCAAGCTACCAATGGTGGCTTCAGGACGCCGAGCGCGCGAACCTCACGACCGGCACCATCAACCTCACGGGCGAAGCCTACGCCGCGTGGGGCACCGATGATGATTACCTGTACACCTACACCGCGCAGCAGCTCGGCCTCACGATCATCGAGATCGTGCCCGACGCGCCCGCCATCATCGCGCCGCCGCTTCCCGATATGAGCGTGCCGCCGATGGCAGAGGCTCCCGTCTCCCCTGCGCCGTCGAACGACTGATGGCCACCACGAAGGCCGCGCTCAAGTGCAACAGCCCGAAGCGAACGCCGGGCCATCCGAAGAAGTCGCACGTCGTGAAGGCGTGCGAGGGTGGCAAGGAGAAGCTGATTCGCTTCGGTCAGCAGGGCGTCAGCGGCTCGCCTCCGTCGAAGGGGGAGAGCGACGCCGACAAGAAGCGCCGCGCGTCCTTCAAGGCTCGCCACGCGAAGAACATCGCCAAGGGCAAGATGAGCGCGGCGTGGTGGGCAAATAAGGAAAAATGGTGAAATGGCCGCGATCCCCCTCCTCGCAGGAATCTACACGACGATGACGCCCGACTTTCGGACGGCGTACCCGGTGAATATGGTGCCCGTGCCGAAGGCGACGGGCATCAGCGAGGCGTACCTGCGCCCCGGCGACGGCATCGTGAGCGACGGAGTAGGGCCGGGCGTCGACCGTGGCGGCATCAACTGGAACAACAACCTGTACCGCGTCATGGGCTCGAAGCTCGTGCGCATCGGCCCCGACGGCATCGTGAACGAGCTCGGCGACGTTGGCCCCGGTGGCCTCGTCACGTTTGACTACTCCTTCGACCGCCTTGCGATCGCGAGCGGCGGGCGGCTCTACTATCTCACCGGCTCCTCGCTCGCGCAGGTGACCGACCCCGACCTCGGCGTCGTCGTCGATTTCTGCTGGGTCGACGGCTACTTCATGACGACGGACGGCGAGTTCCTCATCGTCACGGAGTTGAACGACCCGTTCGCCGTCAGCCCGCTGAAGTACGCGAGCAGCGAGGCGGACCCCGACCCCGTCGTCGCGCTGGTGAAGGTGCGCAACGAAGTCACCGCGCTCAACCGCTACACGATCGAAGTCTTCGACAATGTGGGCGGCGTCGGATTCCCGTTCCAGCGCATCGAGGGCGCGCAGATCATGAAGGGTTGCGTCGGCACCTTCGCCTGCTGCGCCTACCAGGAAGCGATCGCGTTCCTCGGCGGTGGGCGCAACGAAGCGCCGGGCATCTACATCGGAGCCAACGCGGTCGCGAACAAGCTCTCGACGCAGGAGATCGACGAGATCCTCGCGACGTACTCTGAAGCGCAGCTCGCAGGCGTGAAGCTCGAAGCACGCAACGACAAGGCGCATACGTTCCTTTACGTTCACCTGCCCGATCGCACGCTCGTCTTTGACGGCGAGGCGTCGAAGGCGCTTGGCTCCCCGGTGTGGTTCGTGCTCACGAGCGCGCTTCAGGGCCTCTCGACGTATCGCGCGCGAAATTTTGTGTGGGCTTACGACCGCTGGTGCGTCGGCGACCCGTCGAGCCCGGCCTTCGGTCACTTCGTGCAGACGGTCTCGACGCACTGGGGCGAGCGCGTGCGGTGGGAGCTGACGACGCCGATCGTCTTCAACGAGGGCAACGGCGCCATCTTCAACGAGCTCGAGCTGATCGCGCTCCCCGGCTCCGTCCCCTTCGGCACCGACCCGCTCATCTCGACGAGCTACAGCCTCGACGGGCTCTCGTGGTCGGTCGACCACACCATTCGCGTCGGCGCCTTCGGCGCTCGCCAGCACCGCATCGCGTGGCGCCGCCAAGGTTCGATGCGTCGCTTCCGCATTCAACGCTTTCGCGGCGACTCGTGGGCGCACCTTCCCATCGCGCGCCTCGAAGCCGCCCTCGAACCGCTGGTGTGGTGATGGCGATTCGACGCCTCGGCCTCACCCGCGACCAGCTCGCGAAGTTCCTCGTCGAGCACGAGCAGGTTCGGCAATTCGAGCTGCTCTTCTCGACGGTCGACGAGATTCAGACGACGGGCCTCGACGCGGTGACGCTCGACGCCGGCGCGGCGCTCGCGGGCGTCAACAAACTCGCAGGTGTCGTCGCGCAGTTGGCCCAAGACGGGGCGATCGAAGCCTCGAACGCCCTCGCCATCGCTCAGGCCGCCGAACGCGCGTTAAACGCCGTTTCTGAGCTGGCGATGGTCGGTGCGACGTTGCCGCCGATCGTGCCGCTGAAGCGCAAGGGGCTCGGCACGTTCAGCTCGAACGTTGACCAGGTGGCGCTACTGCCGAACGTGGCTTATCCCGTCACCTTCGACACGGTGGACGTTGAGCGCGGCGTCTGGCGCGACTCGGTGAACACCTCGCGCATCTACGTCGCCGACGGGGCGTTCTACAACTTCCAGTTTTCCGCGCAGCTCGACAACACGGCACCGAACGCTCGCCTCATGTGGATTTGGCCGCGCATCTCTGGCGTCGACGTGCCCGACTCGGCCTCTCAGGTGCGGATTCAGGGAAACGACGCGGAGCTGGTCGCAGCGTGGAACTGGGTGCTAGAGCTGAAGCCCGGCGACTACTTCGAGCTCATGTACGCCGTCGACAACGTGTCGATCCGCATGGAGCACTTCCCCGCTGCGGGCGTCGTCCCTGAGATTCCCTCCGTCATCCTGACCGTAACCAACGACATCTGAGGCGCCATGGCCGTCACTCCCTCGCAGATCATCGCCCCGGCCTTCGTGCCGAACGTCAAGGGCACCGCGTACACGTCGACCGCGGCGAAGACGCGCATCGACTACATGGCGTGGACGAACACGACGGCGAACAACGTGACGCTGACCATCTGGCTCGGTCCGATCGGCGCGTCGGAACGCATCGACGCGAAGACCATCCTCCCCGGCGAGACGTATCTTTGCCCCGAGGTCATCGGCGCACTGCTCATGCCCGGCGAGCTGATTCAGTGGCAGTGCAGCGCGGCGACCGCGCTTTACGGCTCCGCGAACGGCGTCCTGTTTACTTGAGGTGCAGACCATGATGATGCTCGGAATCCCCGTCGAAAAGCCGTTCCCGTCGACCAGCGAGAACAAGAAGAACACGCTCATGGTGATCCAAGACTGGCAGCTCGGTCCCGAGCAGCCGTCGAACGAGCGCAGCGCGAACGGCGAGTACTGGCGCGGGCTCGCGAAGGCGATGCAGGTCGACGAGGCCGAGGCTCGTCGCCGTCGCTGCTCGAATTGCGAGTACTACGACAACACGCCGGGGACGCAGCTCAAGATGGAGCGCATCCCGTGGAACTCGTTCGATGTCGGCGCGGGCTTCCGTGGATTCTGCACGAAGTTTTCGTTCGTCTGCCACGACCTGCGCAGCTGCCAGGCGTGGGAAGAGAAGGAGTTTGAGGGCGACTGATGGGCTCCGTCGACTCGTCGAGCGCGCTGGAATACCAGCTACGCGAAGCCCTCGAGCTACCCGCGCCCGCGCGCGAGTGGCTCTTGCTCGTGTGGCGTTCGATCCAGGCGTTCGACGACTTCGCCGACGGTGACGAGGTGAAGCGCGAAGAGCTCGACGCGCTCATCTGGAACACGCTCGTCGCCCTTCCGTGTCACCCGTTCTTTCTCGCGCACGCGCACGCGCTCGGCGGGGCGCTCTCGACGATGATCCTGAAGTGGCAGGCGTCCGACTTCGTGGAGCGCGACGGCTACGCGGACGCCAAGTCTTTCGTCTGGCGCGCGGGTTTCTACGACGTGGTGCTCGTCGTGCTCAATCTCTGCTACGGTCCAACCGTCGCCAAGTCGAAAGCACACCTCGTCATGCACCTCTACGGCGAGACGCTCGACGACTATCTGAAGGAGTTCGAACATGCCTGATCCCATTTCAGCTTCCGTCCTTGGAGGTTCTCTCATCACTGGGGTCGGCAGCTACTTCGCACAAACCAGCGCCGCCGAAGAGGCGTCTGGCGCTCAGCGCGAAGCGTCGCAGGCCGCGATCGCCGAGCAGCGTCGCCAGCAGGCCGAGATGGAGCGCCTGCTCGCGCCGTACATGCAAGCGGGGCAAGGCGCGCTCGGCGCGCAGCAGGCGCTTCTCGGCCTCGGTGGGCCCGAGGCGCAGCAAGCGGCGATCGCGCAGCTTGAATCGTCGCCGCAATTCCAGGCGATGGTGCAGCAGGGCGAAAGCGCGATTCTCCAGAACGCCAGCGCGACCGGCGGCCTTCGCGGCGGCAACACGCAAGCCGCGCTTGCGCAGTTCCGCCCGCAGATGCTCTCGCAGCTCATTCAGCAACAGATGGCGCAGCTCGGCGGCCTCGCAGGCATGGGGCAGCAGAGCGCGCTCGGCGCCGCAGGTTACGGCCAGCAGGGCGCGCAGGGCGTCATGGGCCAGCTTGGCGCAATCGGGCAAGCGCAGGCCGGATCCGCGCTCGCGCAGGGGCAAGGCATGGCGAACATCTTCGGCGGTGTCGGCGGCGGCCTTGGTATGCTCGGCGGCCTCGGTGCGATGGGCAAGGGGCCGTTCGCCCCTAAGGCGTGAACGAGGAACATCATGGCACAGCCTTTCAGCTACATGCTCAACGTGCCCAACCCCGCGGAAGCGGTGACGGGCGGTCTTCAGCAGGGCGTTCAGCTCGCTTCGATGATGGAACGCGCCGACTTGCTCGCGGCTCAGCGTCGGCAGACGGATCTTGAGAACGCCGCGCTCCGGGCGAAGGCGCAGATGCTCAAGGACCAGCAAGACGCGGTAAAGGCGTTCTACGAGACGCCGAGCGAGAAGCGCACCGCCGCCGACTACGAGCGCCTTACGGCGACGCTGCCAAAGGAGCAGGCCGACAACATCCGCGCAGGCTTCGAGGCGAAGACGAAGGAGCAGCAGAAGCAAGAGCTCTTGTTCGGCGGGCAGGTGTTCAGCGCGCTTCGCTCCGGCGATCGCGAGACGGCGAACACGCTTCTCCGTCAGCGTGCGGATGCGTCGCG